ACATCACAAATTGGTGGTGGCGGTGCTGCATTGAACGTAAATAGTGTTACAGCCGGGTTTATTCAAATATCTGGATCTCAGATTACAACAACAACCGGCGGCACAATTTTAATGAAAGCAACATTTAATTTCCAAGGCGGGGTAAGAGGCTTACCAACAGCCCTGAGTTATTTCTTAACATAAACGGAGTTTTATATGGCAACAGGAAGATTAGGAGCAACGGACTTAACAACTACAGGTGACACTAATGTCTATGGCCCAGTAGCAGCAAGTACATTTACAGTAGCATCAATTAGCTTGTGTAATAGAGGTGCTAGTACTATACAAGTTCGTATAGCAGTTAGTACCTCAGCAACTACACCTACTAACGGTGAATACATAGAGTACGATGCTAATATTACAGCAAAAGGTGTTCTTGAAAGAACAGGTATTGTTATGGACACTGGAAAATACCTTATAGTAAAATCAAGTGCAAGCAACGTACTTAGTGCAGTTGTTATGGGCATTGAAACATCAATTGCTTAATTTAAGGAAATAAAATGGGAAGAAGAATTACCAACGGTATAACAACCAGCAACGTTTCAGTTCCTGCAACATTAAACATTGTTAACACTACTATTAGTACATCTGAAACTAATGCAAATTTAGTGCTAGCACCTGACGGCACAGGTATTGTTAGTTTAGGGTCTAAAAATCTTACTACAACTGGTACTGTTACTGTTGGTACTATTACCAACAACGGTGGTAGCGATAGTGCAACTTTTAATACTATCAGTGCAAACGGTCTAGCAACATTTAATGAAATTTCTGAAATTACACAAACACTAACCAACGCAACTGGTACAGTTGCGCACGATTTCAGTGGTGGAGGAATTTTCTATCACACTACTCCTGCAGCAAACTGGACAGCAAACTTTACCAACGTGCCCACTACTGACAACAGAGCAATTGCTATGGTGTTAGTTATTAATCAAGGTGGAACAGGTCGTTATCCTAGCGCAGTGCAAATTGCAGGAGTTGGTCAAACAATACGCTGGGCAAACAACACTGTCCCAACACCCGGAGTTAACAAAATTGACATTGCTACTTTTACATTGTTAAGAATTTCAAGCACTTGGTTTGTTGTAGGCAACTATACAAGCTATGCATAATATAGGATAGGAGTAACATATGCCTTTCATTGGTTCAATAAGTGGTTCGCAAGGATTTGGTCGAGGCGGCGGCGCAGCACCACCGTCGTGGATATCATCTGGTAGTTTAGGAACATTAACCGATGCGCAACGAGCAGCAGGCAATACTATTACAGTTAGTGCTAGTGCTGGCCCCGGAGCAACAAGTGTTTCATATAGCTTAGTTACTGGATCATTGCCAGCTGGGGCAAGTTTAAACGGAACAAGCGGAATTATTTCTGGATTTAGTGCGGTATCGTCAAATACTACAAGTAATTTTACACTTAGGGCAACTAATAATGCAGGGTTAACCGCCGATGCTGCTCTATCTATAACAATCAATGCTGTTACCATCTCATGGAGTTCCCCTGCTAGTCAGACATTTCCGTCGCAGCTCGTTGGTAATACATTTACTACTCGAACATATGTTGCATCGGCTAGTTCAGGATCAATTGCGTATACAGTAGTATCAGGTAGCGTCCCGTCAGGCACATCAGTTGCCAGCAATGGTTCACACACTGGTACAATCAGCGGCGGCGCCACTACTTATAACTGGACTATTCGTGCAACAGTGACTAGTGGCTCAGCAACTGCAACAGTAGATCAAAGTTTTGCGCAAGCTGTCACTGCACCTATTGATTTAATAAACACTACAACATTCCAAAACTTAAGAAATTACATGGTTGCACGTCAAACCAACTATCGAAACAGCAATTTCTATTCTTGGTCATTAGATGCTTCTCCGAGTCAGATCAGCGACGGTGGTGGTGACATGTATGACGGCGGACACTGCATTTCTTTACTAGAAAACGGCAGTCAGGTTGCAGGCGGTTGCTTAGATTTTAATAATGGCAACTCTACTGGAGGAAATCTACGCTGGGGCGCAGGTGGTTACACTTACCCATTATTTGCACTTGCAACGTCGGGCCGCGCAAACAGAACTTATGGGTGGAACAGTAACGGAAATCTTGGTGCAGACGGCGGCGGAAGTAGAACTAATCAGCAGGTTTACAATGTGCAAACAGTTAATGGTTGTATAGTACACTCTTGGATTGGGAATTTAAGTTACAATGCCGGCGACCCTAGTGTAAATTATCTGTATGTAACTATAGGACATTCTACGTTAGGATCTTCTATTAATGCAGTTAACAATCAAGATGCTCCTGGAAGTCCAGATAATGATAATCACACTTATCAAACAACTAGCTTTAATTGTATAATTGCTAGAGTGCTGTGTAGTAGTCCCAGCGGCACAATTGTTAACGCAGGACAAGCTCAAACCATAGTAGGGCAGATGACTCAACATTTTAGAGAAGCACTTGGTCTATAATTAATTTATATGACATGGGAATATGTTGTTTTAAATCAGGTCTTTACTAAAGAAGAATGTAAAGAAATGTCAGAGACATTATGGTCGGAATTTAAAAATAATAATTATAAGTACGACAACCAATGTTTAAAAAGCCCAGCTTTTTCTGACGCACTACAAGACAAATACACTCAACGTCTACAAGAAAAATTAGAATCTATTTTAGTTGCTCCGGTTGAATATCAATTCAATTACAGTAGAATTTATTTCAAAGACGAAATACTATTGCCACATAAAGACAAGAGCAACTGCAAATATAATTTTTCAGTAACTCTTGACTATTATTCAGGCGACGTTTGGCCGTTGTTCTTATACAGTAATAAAGAACAACAAATAATCAAATTATCTTTAGACCAAGGCGATGTTCTACTATATAAAGGAACAGAATTGTTACATTGGAGAACTCCATTTACTAACACCTGGCAAACACAGGCTTTCTGGTTTTTTAATAATCCTAAAACATCTACATGATCGAATACTACGAAAATATTGATAGCGAAGAAACTTCTGCTGAACTAGAAACATTTTTATTAAATTCTTCTTGGACATGGGGGCATAAATCATTAAACGATCTTACTGCTCGAAGTATTCCTCACTGGACTATAATTTTTGGCGGAAAAACAAACAGCAAAGATCAAAATTTTGACTGTGAACATGAATTAACAGGCGTTGTTAAAACTGTATGGAATAATGTTAAAGAAAAATATTTTCAAGAAGATGATAGGCTTGTTAGATGTTATGCAAACGCCATTACCGCCGGTATAGATCAAAGACTACATACTGATGATACATTACCAGGTGCTAAAACTTTAATTGTCTATGTTAATAAAACGTGGACTGTTGATTATGCCGGGGAAACTATAATATGGGATCGTGAAAAAAGGCAAATAGTTGGATCCTATTTGCCTAAATTTAATTCTTGTTTGTTAATTCCCGGCAATTGCTGGCATGGAGTTAGACCAGTAAGTGCATATTGTGATACTATACGAATGAGTATTATGTTTAAGACTCGTCCAGAATCTAAATTAACTTTGGTTTAACGCCTCTACCCAGGTAGTAACAGCATATTTGGTTTCTTTTAAAGGAGTGTTACCTCTATGAGCATGTGTAAACTCGCAAGGCCAAATAATTAATTTACCTTGCTGAGCTTTAATCCTTTTTGGATAATATAAAAATTCTGTTTCTCCGCCTTCTTCAATATCATTAAGATACAACATTCCAACTAGTTTCCTAGTAACAACTTGTCGTCTAGCATTTTCATAATGAAATGCATGAAAGCCCTCTCCGGGACGAGTCTTTTGAAATTTCATATCAAAGACAGCATACCCGTCGAGCCCCTGGAGAATCCTATATCGATCCATATACTGTTTAATACAGAAATCCAACATTTCATAAAAATGATCTGTATAATCTTGTAGAGCTCTGTTTAATTGTAAATCCCCAACTTGATGAAAACTAGTCATAAACATGTTACTGTCTGTAACATAGTCATCGTGTCGTTTTTTAACAATAGGAGTAAATTCTTCACAAAAGTTAAAAAATTGAATCACTTCGTTACAGTAACTTTCTGGAAAAAATCCAGTGTAAGTTCCTATAAAATCTTCATAATCTTGTTTTAAATTAGTTCGATCTATTTTAAATCTTGATTTGTTTGTTAAATTTTGCATGTTATAATACCTTTGTTCTATTTAATTAAAAAAATTTATCATTAATTAAATCTGGATTTCTTTCCAGTCTCTAAGTTTATTCATTAAATTTTTTCTAATCAATATAATATTTTGTCTAGTATCAATTGCACCTGACGGCAATCGATTGTTTAAACTTAGATCTTGATGTTGTTGGTCAATGTACTTGACTTCTTTTAACAAGTTTTGTAGCATACCCTGCAGTTCTAATCTTACTGATTCGTTAGAAACAGCAGAAATTCTTTCATTAAATTCATTATATTCTTTTTGAAAATTTTCACTTTTTTCTAAATTAAGCATGAGAGTTCCTTATAAGCTATCTATAATATCAATTACTGTTTGTATTTTAGTTTGAATAATTTTGTTACGCAAACTTAGATCAAGACCTTTGTGTACTGGCTTAGGTAGATTATTTAAATCAAACCAACCCCATGCTGAGTGTTCTTGGCTAAGGGTTGGCACAAACTCTGCTTCAACTACACAGAAATATGTATGGAAGTTAAACAAGCTGTCATTGCTAACAAACCGTTCTAATGGTATTGTCTTTTTAATTTCTGGAAGAAATCCAACTTCTTCTTCAATTTCTCTTTTAAGACCTTGCCATGCAGACTCTCCTGTGTGATTAGTACCGCCTACTAATACCCAGCGTCCGCTGTGTCTGCCTTCATTTTTTTGTAGTAGTAGAAATCTCTGCGTGTTCCTAGCACAAATGAGTGCCCCAGAACAGTCGATTTCTGTTACATTGATATTCTCCATTGACCCCTCTTATATTCGCCTTCAAATGATTTAACCCATTCTACACCGTTCCATTTGTACTGTGCAGTGGTATAAAAGTTTGTTTGATATATAATTATGTCATTGTGATCATACGAAGAAAATATTACATTCCATTGATTATTTTTCCATTCTATAATATCATTGGCTGCTGCAATAAAATCACTACCGTCTGTGTTCTTCCAGGCCGTCGGCCCTTCTTCGTTAAAAGTTAGTATGTATGTTATTTTACTGCCCACTTGTACAATATTATTCAGTACAATAACGTAATACCCATCTCGATTTATAGGAGTAGACAATCCAACTTCTACTCCGTCAACTAATACTTGACAATCATATACTCGATCAAACTCAACTCCTGTATTAATACTCTTTATTTTAGATGAAGAAATAAAAGTTTCTCGAGCCCAGCCGCCTATACTTTCAATTATGAGATATCGTATACCTGCTGTAATAGGTTGATCAGTTGTTTCTTTATTGGGACGTTTTGGGTTAAATGCGCTAGGATCAATCACAGCATCAAAAGTCCCTCTTCCAGTTGCAGAGCTATAACCAACGTCAATGTCTTCAATATTACCAGCACTGTCAATATAGTTATTTGACGGGAATGTGTCAGTGTCCCATGTAGCTACCATTACAGTATCATCTTGCGGATGGATACTTAGTGTGCCTACAACTTCAGTTGCATCTGCCTGAATAAGATAAATTTTACTTAATCCAGGAGTAAATGTTCCCGGATATTGATCAGTAACCATCTTCCATGATAGATATGTACTAGCTCCTGTTTCATTGTTAATTAATCTAGCAGTAT